GCAGTGTTATCCAGTGCTTTGTTCTCTTCCACAATGGCTTTGGTAGCCTGTTTGGTACTGCTTGCCAGGATATCCTGCTCATTGGCAAACCTTGCCCTGGTCCCGTCCTCAAGAATAACCGGCTTGCTCTTGTCAATGGCATTCCCAAAGGCATCAATAGGATTACCATTGGCATCAGTAGGGAAGTTTACTGCTTTGATGGCTTTTGCGTAGTCATTTACTGCCTTGGTAGCCTTTTTAACCCGGCTTGTAGTTCCTTCAGATACAGAAGAACCAATCCCACCCATGTTTCCAAAGGTGGAATTGGCTTTGATGTCCTTCAGCAGAGCAGAAAACTCCCGGAGAGGAGCAAGCTGGCTTTCAACTTTCTGTCCAAGAGCAGACAGGGAGCCAATCAGATTATCAATGCCACCCTTTGCTTTCGCTGCGCTGCCATCGATCTCGATAAAAAGCGTTTCAAGGTTTGCCATAATCTGATCAACTCCCTGTCATCATTGATTCTTCGCTATAGTCATACGACTTAATATATCGATAAGTTTCTGCCTTTCTTCCCGGATTTCGGCTTCCTTTTCCGCTTCCGTCTTGGGGAAGATCTCAAAAGGCTCTTTTATGTATTCAATCTTATGCTTGTTGAAAGCATTGTTAAGTGCGACACTCAATGCGGAGAGTTGGTACATCCCGTTTATCCACATCTCCTCGTTCCTCTGCTTTCGCTCAAGCTTGTACTTTTCCTTGTACGCATGAGCCATCATGGGATCCCCAAACCAAAACTGATCGTAGGTCATCCCGTAGAGCAGGAAGATCGGACAGGCGAGATCGAAATACTCCGAATACGATATTGTCTGCTGCGGTGGAGCGTTTCCTGTTACAGTTCCACCGCCATGTTGGGGTTTTTTGTTTCTTCGCTCCCCAGGGAATCGTAGGTCTGTGCCCACAGATCAAGCAGCCGTTTTGCGATCTGCTCGTTCATACCGCCGATCTGACGGAGAATCTCCTCGGCCTGTGCCAGGGAAACAGACTTGTGGTGCATCCGGAAAGCATACCAAAAGAATTCCGGAAGCTTCGTCATCGTGAAATCGTCCACATCCTGGAGCTTAAAACCGCGCCCTTCAGCGAACCGGACAGTGTCCCGGTCGAACTCCAGCGTGTACTCACGCTTGTTTTCAGAATCCTTGATTACGATAGGTTTCACACGTTCCATTTTCTTTTCTCCTCCCGTATAGGAATTTAATATATGTTAAGGGGAGTAATCCGAAGATACGGGCAACGGAAAGGATTTCTCCCTGTCCTCCCCCTAACAACAGTGATTACGAGGAAGCAGTTGCCCAACCAGCGATCTGATTGGGGATCACATGGAGCTGCGCTTCCACAACAGCGTCCACGTTCATTCCAGCGACACCCAGTTCACTGGGGATACCAGCGAAGAAGAAACTGTCGAAGGTCGGAATGGAGATCTCGAACCAGGTGGACTTTCCGGATGCCCATGCAGACGCAGCAGAAGCGACCAGCGCGTTCCACACAGTTTTCAGACTCGCCGTCATATTGGCGTTGAGCTGGATATCGCTCCCAGCGTCTTTCACGCCGGAGATGTACCTGCGGTACTGATCGATGAGGTTCGTGACATCGATCTGATTGGGGGTCAGCGCGATGTCCGGGATAGACTTGATGTCCGGGATGTTGGTGTATCCGGAAGTAGGACGGGAGCCAGCAACGGCTTCCACGGCATACTTGACCTTCACGCCAATCGTGGAAAATTCAAGAGCCATAGCATTCATCTCCTCATGTTTTTCTTGGGAGTTACGGGTTTCTTTTCGGACTCCTCCTCTTCCGGCTCTTCAGCCTTGGGAACAGGAATCGCAGCGTAACAATAAAGGCAGATCTTCACATCGTCATCATTGTTGCGCTTGCAGTAGGGACAAAGCTTCATCATTACCTCCTGTACATCTGATAAACAGTATTCTCGCCGGATACTACCGGCTTTCCGACAACAACTTCCCATCTGCCATACTGCCGGAAGATCGTCCTGGCAATATTCAGCGGTTTGTTTTTGCGAATCCTCCGAAATTTCAACCCCTGGAGTGCCGTATCCACTATGTCAAGGATCTTTTTTCCTTCGCTCTTCGCACTGTCTTTGTTATCGGTGTACACACTCACCTCATAGGTGAGTTGGGCATGATTTTCAGCGCAATCGTCCGTTATGGATCGCCTGTACGGCACATTGTCGATCTCTTCGATCACCACACAGGGGAAAACCGCCGTCTTCTCATCGAAGCCAGTGGTGATATCCGCATTGGGATAGGATGTGGTAACGGCAGTAAAGATCGTATCAACAATCTTATGCTCGATATCAATCATGTCCCATTACCTCCTGCGCGATTTGCGTTGAGTTATCGATTATGTACTGCTTGGCATCCAGCAGACCATGTCGAGCAGGAACCTCGGTGAAGTATTCTCCTCCGAAATGCCAGGAGCCGTACTTGTAATACTCCTGTGTTCCTTCAAGTTCTGAATAGGAACCTTCGTAAACAGGTGTAGATGGTGAATTCTCGAACATCACCGGCATGGTTGCCTGTCCTGCACCGAACTCGGCGATCAGCGGCATATCCCCGGCTACGAGGATGGTTCCGGTTGTTTCTTCCGTGATCGGTGTTACCGATACGGGCCATTCACCATAGGCTGCCTGTGCAACCTCTGCTCCCTCCCTGGTCAGTATGTCTACCAACTGGTGAAGGTCAGCATCGAGGTTTTCCTTGAACAGTTCCAGTTCCGTGATTGCGCGATTGATGGAGTCAGTTGAAAGATCAATCCTGATTCTCACTGAACATCCACTTCCTTGAGGTAATAAATCAGATGATTCAGACTCGCTGATTTACGGACCACCACAAAGTTATGTGGAATCTGCACAGTTTCCTTGACAGTGACAGTTTCTCCGTTCACTGTTTTCTGAACATCACGGGTTTCAGTAGGAGTTCTGCCATACCATACCTTGGATTCCTCGTCCATAGGGCAGTTAAGGTCTTCCGTCACCGCCCGGTGAGTATATCCGGTGGTAATGCCGTAAGGCTCCACTGTTGCCATACCCTGGCTGCCCAGGTTGTTGGCACCGGAGGAAATAGCCATCGACATTTTGACCTCCACAGGAGTGTCGTATGTGATGATCTTTTCCCCGGTCTTGAACCCGTTACTGTCTGTGGCGTAGCTACTGCCAGTGACATTGGCATACCACAGACTCTTCTTGTTCCTTCCAAGGATCCGCATCGTTAACCACCGACCTTTGCAAAGGGGGTAAGCCGATTCAGAATGTCTGCGTCATCGACAGTTGCCCACTGCCGGTTGATACCATTTTCCTCATGGTTGAGTTCGCCCTCTCCTCCGCGCCGGAGGAAATATCTTGCCGCCAGTTCACACTGGATCACATCGTAACGTTCCGGCACATCCGCTGCACCCTTGCTGGTGTCAAACGGATAGAGCCTTTCAATCATCGCGTAAAGGGCAGTGTTGAGGTAGACCGCTACAACTGTATCCGTAGCTTCCGCATCGTTCTCAACGAGGTTCTTTACCATTGCGATTTTTTCAGCTTGAGTCATAGCGGTCTACCTCCAATTACTTGGCAGATCTCCGTCCACCCGGCTTACGGGCCGGTTTGGCGGTTTCTTCTGCCTGTTTTTCCACCTTGGGAGCTTCAGCTTTTGGAGCAGTAGGAGTCTCCTTCTGCATCTGCTTCTGCTTCTCAAGGGTGTGGTGCATTAGCATACCCATATTATGCTAACCTCCTGTCATTAGGTGCGAGTGAGCTTGATCGCTCCGGCAGCATTGTACAGGTAGGTGACATAGTGCTTGGTCGCGGTGAACACGTTCGTCCGGGTGAGGATGTCGCGGTCCGCTTCGACCAGCGTGTCACGCTTCAGCACAAGCCGCAGCGCACCAGGCTTGACGATGTACGCATTCTGCGAAGTGGTCAGGCGGTTGGACACGATGATGTCGCAGCCGAAGAGCTGTCCGACCGCACCACGCACCAGCGCACCGGCAGCGAACTCGGAAGCCGGGGCCCAATCCTTGGTGTTCCGGATCAGCGTGTACATGGACGGGGAAACCAGCAGAGCCTTCTGCCCATCGATGTCTTCGCCGAACAGCTCCAGGGAGTTGGAGATGTCCATGACAGTGGACACGCCACTGTGGGTCATCGTGGCGCCGATGGCAGCCAGGGTAGCCAGGAAATCCACATCCACCTTGTCAGTGATGCTCTTCAGCAGCTGGGAAGCGACCTCTTCGACCGGATCACCATAAGCAGACAGGATGGCGGTATCGGTGAGTTCAACACCCTTACCGGCTTCCTTGATCTTCACGCTGACAGTGGAAGC